GCAACTTCTTCAATCACTTCTCGTGCCCAGCGTGTGTCAGGTGCCCACACCATACCTGAAGAGAACAAGTCAGCAATAGCCTGCACACGCACCATCTTATCGTTTCCACGGCTCGGTGTAAATTCTTGTACAGGGATGCCCATCGCCCTGAGTTCTTGGATTAACGGGCCACCTGCCGCCTTTTTCTCCACAATGAAGGCATCGGGTTGCCATTCCTTCCAGTGCTTGAAGGCAACTTGCTTAAGCTCTGGGAATGCAATTCGGTCTTTGAAAGCGTCAAGGAGGATAAGCTGGGGCTTGTCGTTCTCCTCCTCGTTGTACCAGACCCCCCAAGTAGTACAGGCAGAGTAGTCGGATGTGGTTTTGGTTTCATGCGCCGTGTCCCAAGACTGAATGATGTACTCACAGGTAGGTGGGTCGTCCCCCTCCCATATGCGCCAGTGTTTTCTTGAGATGATCGCCGCCGTGTCTGAGGTCGGCTGCTGCATGTACTGCGCGTTCCAGTAGCGGGGATCCATTGAGGACTTGGCAGACTTGAGTGCCTCGAGTGGCCACTGCTCCGGCCAGAGGGACTTCTCGTTGTCCGTGTCTTCATTCAGGATGGCTGGCAACTCCACAATCTCCCAGCGTGGGCTGTCGGGATTACTCACCTGATACTGTATGAGTCTGCCGGTCAAGTCCAGTGGCCCCCAGCGCGTCATGATGACTATGATCGCCCCGCCCGGCATCAGACGCTGCAACGGGCCAGTCTGGAACCAACTCCATGCCGTGTCAAACGCTAAACGACTGTTTGCTTTTACGTCTTGTTCCGAGTGAGGGTCGTCGATAACAAATAAATCAGCACCACGCCCAGCCAAAGCGCCACCCACACCGGCAGCATAATACTGGCCACCAGCAGCAGTACTCCACTTTCCAGCAGCCTTCTGGTCATCTGCAATAAGTGTTTGAGGAAATAGCTCATGGTATTGCTCATCGTCCAGTAAGTTACGAACCCGCCGTCCAAAGTCTTCAGACAGCGACGCAGTGTGCGTCCCCATGATAATCTTCTTGTTAGGGTAATTACCTAGAAAGAACGCGGGGAACAGGTAAGACGAAAACTCAGACTTACCCATACGTGGGGCAATGTTGATGATGACGCGCTTCTTCTTGCCTTCAATCACATCTTGAAATATCTTGGCCAGCTTCCTGTGGTGTGGCCCTACCTTGAATCCGGGGTAGACGTACTTGGAAAACTCAATCATGTTTGTACGACCGGCGTTGACGCTGTAGCGTTTCTCGCGTTCCTCCAACATACCCATAAGCTCCACCTTCTCTACCAGACTCAAGGTTGGTAGAGCTTTCTGGATAGCCTGAATCTCAGTTGGATTCAGTGTCAGGTCGTTCAGTTTCATTTATTTCAATGTCTTCTACTACATCAGCGTCTTGCACGCCCATGAACTTGGCCAGCTTGTCTTTAAGCTTGCGGTCGATTTCCTCATCCGTAAGGTTAGTCTTCTTGACTTCAATCTTATCTGTAAATAAACCCACCTCTGTAACTTTACCCAGTAGTCCTAAGGCTTTAAGGCGGATGTTGGCGTTGGGGGACTGGGTTTCTTCAAAAAGCTTTGCTACGGTGTAGCCGCGCAACTCCTTGGCCATCTCCACAAACTCCCAGTCATAGGCAGTCAACATGCCGGTAATGTGGCGCACAGCCTCTGGAGTTTTGAGTTCTAGCAGTTTGAGTTTTTGTTCTGCGTCGCCCACGTTTGTGGTGACGACATTGAAAGCTTCACGGGCGGCAGTAGTTTGCGCTTCCTTATTTATTTTCTCGTCAGCGGTAACGCCGAGTTCTTTAAGCCACTCCGTAGTAGCAACTTGCGCAGACAACAGTTCCCCAGATGACACATCATCCAGTTCCTTGAAATCTTCCAGACTGGTGATGTCTGGCTCAAATTGCACCAAATGTTCTAACATGCGCGGCCCTTGCAACCTCGATGGCCGGAGTGTATACTATTTCTTAAGTGATGGGAAACTGTTGCTTCTCCTAGACTGCAAAGTCTCTTCAGCCCCCCGATGTGAGTCAGGGGGCTTTTTTTATAGTGCAGTGTCCAAAGTTTGACATAGGTTATTTGGAATTTTTATAAAATTTATGGGGTGTAGTAAATAAGGTTTACTGAGATATTTAGAATGGCTGGGGAATAGTGTTCACACTGGGACGGGGCATGGCTGTGCATATTGGGGGGTGGGGGGTAGGTGGGGTCAGTATCAAACCGATACTGAGTTCGAGTGCTGTAAAGGGTCTTTCCAAACGCATTGTGGTATACTAGAGGCATCGATTGGGGGAACTCAGTCGCCGTGACGCCCCGCCACTATGCGGGGCTTTTCTTTTGGAGATTCAATATGCAACTCGCATCTATCAAGGCATCTGCCTTTGCCGTGTTCAACAAAGCTGACAACAGCGCTGTCGAATTTCTCTCTCAGTTGTTGCCCTTAGGCATCGGCTCTCGTGCTGACGCAAAGCCATTGGTCATCGAATGGGCTGAAGCAAAGTACGAGTGCAAGCCATACATGGGTCAACGCGGTATGACATTCAAGCAAGGTAGCACCGCGCGAATGGCAATGAACCGCGTGCTTGACCGCATCTTTGGCGGAGAGACAACACCAAGAAAGCCCAAGACCAAGACCAAGACCAAGACCAACAGCAAGACTGACAAGGTTGCTCGTTTGGTAACAAGTTTCGGTAAGCTGACTGCCGCTGAGAAGCGTCGCTTCTTGGCTTCTGTGCAGTAACTCAGTATCAACTCGATACTAAGTTTTTTCCAAGCGGTGTGGGCGTCTTGTCCCACCGCTATTTCTTTTTCTGTCCAATTAAAGGATTCCCCATGTCAGTAGATGTAAACACCGCACCAATACACGAAGCACTCAGGCACACCCGCTTGTGCCTACGCAACGCAACCAAGGCAGGCGACGAGCTTGCCTGCGCCCACTTAAAAGCCTTGCTGTGGGCATTGGAGACTGAGCAAAGCACAGGCATATTTCCTAAAGCGGAACTCGATGCCCGAATCAACACAATCATCAACTAAGGAGAACCACAATGAAATCGTTAGAAGTCCTGTCTCACATAGCCCTCAGCGCTATCTGCGTAGTCGTCATCAAAACCCACATTGAGGTAGCACTCGAATACATCCCGCCCTTGTGGCTCATCCTGCCACTACTCTGCGCCTTCATGCTCGGCGTACAACTCATGCAAATCTTCAACACAGACAAGGAGTAACCAAATGAAATACCGCGTACACATCCCATCCGATACCCGCACCAAGCTCGCCGAGCTACGCAAGGAATACAAAGCCCTCGTAGACCTACACGAGAAGAACCCCAAGGAATACTACGCCAAGAAGCGCAAGCTCAGAGAGAAAGCCGCCCTTGATGAGTGGCAAGATATCAAGCGTTCAAGCCAACAACTACGCCTGATATGACGACTCAGTATCAATGTGATACTGTGTTTACCCACAACTGTGTTTATATACAGGTGTGGGAACGATACCCACCATTTTTCCCATGTGGACAATCTAGTGGGTATCGCGTAACCCAATACTGGCGGGGCTTCAAGCGATACCCATCCCACAATACCTATATATATATAAGAGATAAAAAGATAAATATATATATATACAGGTTGAGGTGGGTGTGAAAAGTTATTTATCCTTTGATATGTCCGTATGCGATAGGTATTTGGGGATACTGTACTAAAATCCCTGATGCCTACTGGTAAAACACCGCACCCACTAGGTTGTCCAGTAAGGAAAAATGGTGGGTATGCTCGAACAACGAAGTGGACAAATGTATGAAAAAGTGTAACAAATGCGGAGAAGAAAAGCCCCTCGCCGAGTTCAACCGCAGACTCACACGGGCGCAGATGCAAGCGCGGGGCATGAAGGGTGATGTGTTAATGACCATCTCATCCAAGAATTGCAAAGCCTGCCAACCCAAGCGCACACCCCCAAGCAAGAAGACCCGCAAGGAATTGCACAACATGGTGGTGAGTGGCGACATAGGGAAATCAAAGATGGAATCCATCATTGAGGAACGCCAACGCATGGCGCGGCTCATCATGAGCAAGGCACGCTACGAGGCATGGGTAGACAAGTGGCGCACACAACTCAAACAAACCCTTGACCCGATGACATATGAAATCAAAAAGGTGAGAGCACAGCGTAGCTACGCCGAACAGATGGGGCAAGGCGAGTACGAGGGACTACTAGAAAAGTACCTATCAATACTGATGCGGGAGAAGAATCAGATATGGATGGACTTCGAGGCAGAGCCAAGCAAGTACAAAAAGGAGAAGCGTAACTGGTGGGAGTTGGTCTCATCGTTTGCCATTGAGTCATTGCGTGACAGGTGGCTATCAATAGGAAGGGAGGACAGAGAGCACATGAAAGTGCCCGAGCTATTGTCTCGGCGCAGAGAAGAATAACTGGCAGACATGGTGTCTGCGAGTTTAGACAAACAACTTTAGGAGAAACAACATGAGTGACTTACAAATTTTGATTGCGGCGGTGATTGAGCAGATGAAACAAGACATTGCCAAGGGTGATGTGACTGCCATTGAGAAACTAATGATGCGCGTGCCGAGCACTTTCCTCAATGGGTATCTGCCCGAAGAAGACGACCCTTTTGACTTCACATGGAACTACCGCATCGTCAACGCCAAGTCAGAGAACGGCGGGGAGGATTGGTATTGTCTGAAAGAAGTGACATACAGCAAGGGCAAGCCCACAGGCTACGGCAACCCATCCACAGGGTCAGAGACATCGAGTCCATGCGTAGTGTGTGGGACATGATGGCGAAGGCAATGCAGTTGCCCCCATTGCAAGAGGAAGACTTTGAGAAAGGAGAAGGCTACACATTTGAGGATTTATTCAACGAACAAACCAAAGGAGAAGTGAAATGAAACAAAAGACAAACATACAACTCGTCACACACATGATGACATACAGCAAACAAGGCGCGCTCATGCAAGCCTTCATCATCGAAGCAATAGCCAACTATGCAGAGTCAGTCAAAGCAAACCCGCTACCTGACAACAGCTTCGTAAGTCCACACGCATGGGATGCCTGTGCTAGTGAGGCACTCGATGCAATCAACAACCGCAACAAGGAGAAGTGATATGAAAGAAAAACAAGAACACGATTGGCACATCGAGCTTGCTCACATAAGGGCGGAACTGCGCTATGTGGTGGAGAACATCGACAGCATAAGCAAACGCTACGAAGTAGAACTGAAGCTTGAGAATGTGCTGTACCGCGTACACGAACTGTGCGAACAAACCAAAGGAGAAGCAGAATGAATGATGACTTGTTTGCGATGCCGTTCCCTGAGTACATGGCGCGGCGTACCAAGTTTGCGGTGGACAAAGCACAGCAAACAAAACTAATAGACATGGACTACACCGCAATTGCGATGCTTCAAGCAATGTGGGCGCGGGAGTATTGGTTTAAAAAGAATGAGGAGGTAACAGAATGAAAGTTAGACAGATACGCCAAAGGGCTAAGACCCACTACATATCAGAGGAAGGCTTCAAGTTCTTGCGCGGTGCCATAGGCAAGCGATGCCGTACCTATGCGGCGGGATGCACCACTTGTGATGAGTGGCGCTTTCGTGA